CATTCTTAAGTAAGGAAGTTGAAGCTGTTGAAAATGCTGAAAAGAAAAAAGAAGATGCAACTCAAAAATCATTAGAGAAAATAGCATCAGCAATTCAGACATTCCAATCTATTGTTACACAAATTCAACAGACCACATCTGACTATTATTCATTCCAATTAGACCAGTTGGATAAACAGAATGAATCAATCCAAAAGAAGATTGTTGGTGATACAGAAGAGGCTAATAAGAAAAGATTAGAACAAGAACAAATCTATCAGTCAAAAAGAAAAGAACTTGAGAAAAGACAGGCTAAAACATCCTTGTCATTACAGTTGGTTCAGGGTGTTGCAAACACCGCACTTGCAATCACAAGAGCTCTTGCTGATGGTGGACCGATTGCAGGTCCAATCTTGGCAGGTATCTTGGGTGGTATTGGTGCTATCCAAGTTGGTCTTATTGGAGCTCAGTTAGCTGCGGTTGATAAATACAGACGTGGTGGTTTCTTAAAGATGGAAGGTGGAGGATGGGTTAATGGTCCAAGTCATGAATATGGCGGTGTTAAATTTGCTGCTGGTGGATTTGAATTAGAAGGAAACGAAGCAGTTATCAACCGTCAATCCTCATTGAATTATATGGGTCTACTTGACCAAATTAACCAATCAGGTGGGGGTAAACCTATCTTCAATAATTTTGATGATTCAAGAATTGTTGAGGCAATTTATAAACAAAGAAGTGAACCAATCCGTGCATACGTGGTCGAATCCGATATTACCAACAAACAACAGGTTACTCGTAGATTGGAACAATTAGCACAGTTTTAATTACAGATATTTATTAACAATGTTACGTATAATTGAATTAGAAATCGAAGAAGCATTAACGGGTAATACACGTGTAGAATCAGTGGCCTGGGTAGAAATGCCAGCAATTGAGCAAGAACTTATGTTCTTTGGAAGACAACAATTCTATAAAGCCCCTGAATATGTTTCTGAGATTGCATGTAGAGCAATCCGTGAGAATGAAGAACGTGGAAATCCTGCGGGAACTCAAGTAGGTAAGGTACGTGCACAACAATTGTGTAATCGTTCTGAAATCAGTTTGGAAACGATTAAGAGAATGAAGTCATTCTTGGAAAGAGCAGCCACATACAACTCAGGTAATTGGGACGATAACGGAACAATTGCTTATAATCTTTGGGGTGGTGAAGAATCTCTTACATGGGTTAATAAGATTTTACGTTCAGTTGATAATGAAGAGATGGCTGAATTAGAAGACGCTTGTTGGGAAGGTTACGAGCCAATAGGTACAAAAATTAAGGACGGTCGTGAAGTACCAAATTGTGTTCCAATTGAACAGTCTAAAGAAGAATTTGTTAAACCAAGTGCTGGTGAAACAAAGGATGAATTTATAGCAAGATGTATCCCATATCTTATTAGGGAAGGTAAGACACAAGACGCAGCGGCAGGAGCATGTTATGGAATGTGGGAACAGAAATTTGCTATCTATGACCGAGTGTCATTTGATTGGGACGAGACTTTAACAGACCCTCGTTCAATCAAACTATTAGAGAATGAAAGACGTAAGGGGTCGTTGGTATATATCATATCAGCAAGGTCGACACCAAGCAATGAAATGCTACGTTTTGCTTCGAAATGGGATATTCCAAGTCATAGAATTTTTACAGTTGGTTCAAACAAAAGAAAAGTTGAAAAAATCAAAGAATTGGAAATTGCCCGTCACTATGATAATAACGCTACAGTTATTAACGAATTGGGTGGATTACCTGTTGGTATTCAATTTGACTATGTTATTGGATTACCATCATATCAAGTAACCAGTGGTGATACCATGTTGGTTAAACCTGTATTGATGGAAGAAGACTGTGGATGTTTTCAATCTGAAAGTGAAATTGATGTGTTTGGTTATAAAACCAAATATTTCTATATCTGTCCTGGTGCTATCGGAACATTTACTGATTTGGTTAAAAATTCAGGGAGTTATCAACAAGACGTTTTTGGTATGATTAGAAGTGCTGCGGTTATTGCTGACAGTATATTCAAAATCGAAAAAGATGTTATTGAAAAAGAATCGGCAACTCCACAAGAACTGAATGAAGCAACAATGTTGGTTGACGACTTCAAAGATGTAATGCAAGAAATTGAAGACATCGTTGGAAAACAATATGATGTTTCATATATGGACGGACATATTGAAAAGATTCGTTCATACATGGGTAAAGAGAAATTTACATTATTGGGTTATATCAACGGTGAACCAGTATTCTCAAATAAAGAGGATGCAATTGCTTATGGTGAATCTAAAGGATGTGATGGTTATCACGAGATGGTTGACCAAGTTGGAAACACGGTATACATGGGTTGTGAAATCCACCAAGAGTTTTCAACAGATTTCTCTGAATATTCACAAGAAGAAAAAGAAGCATGGAACACCCTTATGGATTTAAAGACAACTGACAGACAAAAGTTTGAGGCCGTATTGTCAGGGTTAAACGGGGCAACCAAAGACGAGGTTGAAAGACGTAATCACACAAATCCAACAAATTACTTTAGATACGATATCAAGGTAACGGCAGGTCCACCAGACAGAAGTTTCTGTAATTCAATTGAAGGTAGATATTTCCGTAGATTGGAAATAGATTTATTAAGAGATAACAACAAAGATTTTGGACATAACGGTCAACCATATTCAAAATGGTTATACAAGGGTGGTCCTATCTGTAAACACGCTTGGAGAAAGTTCTTGGTTCAAGGTAGAAACTTTGCTGACATTGGATGGGCTGAAGGTAAAGCTGGTCAAGCACCAAGAGAATTACCTGGTAAGGGATTCTATCCTGGTACCCCACGTTATGAGGCAAATCTATCTAAACAAGGATTTGACTTAACAGGTGAGTTAGAACCAATCATGTGGGCCGATGATTACCCTGTCTATAATGACCCTATTATCGCTTCTGACGTATCATATCTAATGGGATGTGGTGGAATCTATGAAGAGATAATGATGGAGGGAAATAAGATGTTTAAAGCATGTTCTTCAAATATGAAAAAAGAAGAAATGTCAAAGAAACAATTATTTGCTTCTGATGAGGAAAAAAGAATGATTTACACTCCACTTATGATTCCTAACATTCTTATACCAAGAATGGATGAAACAACTGGTGAGAGATATTTCGTTAGATTCCGTCCTGAAACTATTGAAAAGATAGCTCAGAAATTCTTAATGGAACTGAGAAACAAACATACCAACTATGAACATAGTGATAAGAAATTCCAAGATGTTGTTATGGTTGAGTCATGGATTGTTTCAGGGGATAAAGACAAAGCCTATGAATTAGGATTTACCAAAGAACAAATTCCACATGGTACATGGTTTGCAGGTTATCGAGTTTTAGATACACCTGAAGGAGATGAAGTTTGGGATTTAATTAAATCTGGCAAAGTAAAAGGTGCGTCAGTTGAAGGGGAATTTTTATTGAAATTTTCTCGTCAAAAAACTGATGAATATTTATTGGAACAGATTATAAACATTTTAAATAAAATAGATTAAAAAAACTATGAATGCAACTGAAGCAATTAGTCGTATCAAAGATTTGTTAGGGTTCAGTTTTTCTGCAGAAAAGTTCTTTACTACTAAACTTATTGATGGTGAAACAGAAATCACAAACAACAAAGACAAAGAAACTTTGGAAATTGGTGATGAATTATTCATCGTGAAAGATTCAGTACTTGTTCCTGCACCTCCAGGGTCTCATGAGACCAGAGAAGGTCTTGTGGTAGAAGTAGCTGAAGACGGAAAAATCATCAAGTTAGAAGAAAGAGCAACTGAGGTTGAAGAACCAAAAGTTGAAGAAACAGAAACTGAGATTGAAAACGAGTCAACGGATATGATGTCTTCCAGTGTTCTTGCAGACGGAACTAAAATCGAAACTGACGAAGAAGGTGAGTTTAAACCAGGTCAACAACTTTATTTCATCACCGAATCAGGTGAGAAAGTAAAAGCATTGCCAGGTGAACATACAACTCAAAGTGGTATCGTTATCGTTACAAACGAAGACGGAATCATCACAGGTGTAAAATACCCAGACCAGTCAGGTGAAGGTTCTTTAGAAGACTACAAGAAAGACATGGAAAAGATGAAGGAGGCGATGTCAGAAATGGTCGGACTCTTAAGTGAATTGAACAAATTCAAAACGGATTTTGAATCCATAAAGGCTGACTTCGAGGAGTTCAAAAAACAACCCGACAGAGTGCCTGTATTAGAGAAGAAATTCTCAACACAAGATAGTGTTTTAGATTGGAAATTAGAACTAATCAGAAACGCATCAAAAAAATAAAATAAAAACCAAATAATAATAAAATGAAAACAGACAGAACAAAAAGTTTCAGTTTTAACTACGATTTGAGTGGTCTTCCAACGTACGAGCAGTATGGTTCAGATATGCTTATCAAAGCATTCTTGGGTCTTACTCTACCAAAGTATTCTATGGTACGTGCTAACTTGAAGGGTACTACAGAATTAGTAGGTTATGTAACTGATGACGTAGTATTGCAAGACCTATCTTGCGGATTCGACCCGACAGGTAACACAACTCAAGACGTGGTTGAAGTTGCTTTATGTAATAAAAAGGCAAACATGCAATTATGTCCATACGATTTGTATGATACATACTTGTCACAGTATTTGTCAAATGGAAACTTCCAAGAGGCAGTACCGTTCGAAGAGACAATCTTAACTGATATCTCTAATAGAACAGCAAATAAAATTGAATACCAATTGTGGTTGAACACAACTGCAACAGGAGCTACTGAATACAACAATCAGTGTTTCAATGGTGTTACAACCCTTATCACTTCAGGTAATGGTGCTACTCAATTAGCGTACTCAGCTATCACAGCTAACAACGCACTTGATGTATTCACTGCTATCTACCAAAGCATGGATGAAAACATCCTTCACAGAACTGACTTGGTTATCTATTGTGGTTATGATGCATACAGAGCGTTAATCGCTTCTATGAGAAATAGCTCATACATTAACTTATTCTCATTCGACTCTGCAGGTTCAACTGAAGGTTCAGAATGGTCAGTTATGTTACCAGGTTCTAACGTAAGAGTTATCCCAACTCAAGCTTTGACTGGTCAAAATAAATTGTACGCAGGAGCAGCTCAGTATATTCTTATCGGAATGAATGGCGAACAAATGACTACAAAATTGATGTACGACCCATTCCAAGATGTGATAAAAATCAATCTTCATGCAACTTACGGTGTAGGTGTGTTTGATGTTGCATCATGGGTAGTAATGTCCTAATAAACCTTTAAATTAAAAATATTAAGAATTATGTCTTGTTATATTTCAGAAGGTTATTCGTTGGATTGTAGAAATGCATCTGTAGGTGGTTTAAAAGCACTTTGGATTCTTGGAAACTCTGGTAACACAATTACTGGTTGGTCTTCAAATGTTGACGACCAAATCACTTCAATTTCAGGAAGTGGCGAGTTCTTTAAATTCGAATTGGTTAAACAGAGTTCTTCATTATCTGAAGCTATTACTGTAAACACTACTTCACAGTCAGTTGTATTCGAACCAACACTAACCATTAACTTACCGAAGATGTCTTCAAGTTTACGTAACTTGTTCCAAAACTTGGTATCTCAGAATAACATCTACGCTATTGTCCTTGACAACAACGATAGATATTGGTCTGTAGCATTCCAAAACGGAGCATTGGTTACTGGTGGAACACTTCAAACAGGTCAGGCTTACTCTGACTTGAACGGTATCTCTGCACTTACAATCGTAGGTGGTGAACCAAACGCAACTCAGGAAATCAATGTTACTACAACTCTTGCAGCTGTAATGACAGGAATTACTGTTTCTGCTGAATAATAAATTCAAAAAACCAAAGGGGGCATGCAAATGCCCCTTTTTTAGCCCTATTTAATAGTATGGAATGGAACGGTAGACAATACAGACCCGCAGGTCAGTTAATTAGAAATAGAAAACCTGATTTTCAGGATATGATGAGACCTTATGGTCAGAAACAAAATAATGGAAATGTATGGGTACCAGTTTTGTCTATTCCTGGTAATGTTCCACAACCTTCATCAGGACCAAGTCCATTTGACCCGTCATCAATCACGGGTCTTAAGTTATGGTTTGATGCTGATGATACTTCAACATTATCATTAGGTGGAAACTATGTTGAGTCATGGACATCTAAAGGTGATGTACCAATGGTATTGACCGCTTCAACAATTAATAGAAGACCACAATATGTTACAACGGGTGGAACTGGTAGTTCACCTGCATTGTTGTTCTTTTCATCTGCTACGGCACCAAACAGAAGTTTGTTGACACAAGAATCCACAAGTCAATCATTCAATTTGACTCAAGGTTATACCATCTTCATGGCTCAGAAGAATGTTGGTAGTAAATCATCTACCGGTCTTTATGGAAATTTTTCAACTTATTTCTATAACTTCGGTTCTGCAACACAAGCAGTTAACCAAAATATACAATTAGCCGTTGCAGGTAATAACCAAGAACACTTTAGAACAGGTGCTACGACAGGTTATCAATTAAACTATACAAGTCCTGGTTCAGGAACAAGATATTATTGGACACCTACACCTTATTCATTCAAGTATATTGGGGTGGATTACAATGATATGTCCCCAAGTAAATTTTATGGACAGGATATCTATTCAGGTTCACCAACTTTGACTTCTGTATCTTACCCTACTGGTGTTACATCTTTTAGTGGTAAAACCATCAATGGTATGGGTATTGGTGGATATAACTTTGCAGGTACACCTACTGGATTATTATCAGCACCACAAGAGGTTTATGAAATATTGGTATATGATACAAAGTTATCTACCAATGACGCTAATCAAGTTATGGATTACTTAAGAACCAAATGGGATTATGTGGTTGATTTATCTAATACTGCGGTGTTTGATGCTACCGTAACGGGTAAGACAAATAACTCAAATGACTTCTTCTGGTTTAGTAATTTTAATTCCCCTATATCTGCTGTAGGTAATTTCTATTGGACAACTCAAGGGATGAAATTCTTATTGGATGGTAATACTGACGCTTATTTCAATACAGGTTTGGTAACTGCTAATTTAGGTTTTAACTATAGTGTTAGTGATTCGGGTAATAACATAATTGAGACGGCAACTTGTCAAAAGACACCTACAGGTGCAATCTTGTATTCTGCGGGTACTTACAACATATCAATAGCATACGACTATAATTGTGTTGACCCAAGTCCAACGCCAACACCAACGGAAACAATTACACCAACACCAACGGAAACAATTACACCGACGCCGACCCCATCATTCACTCCAACGGAAACACCAACGATGACACCTACACCATCGGCAACTACACCATTAAACCCAACGGTTACGTTTGTTAATGGATATCAAGATGGTTCATCATTAACAACTTATACTTCGGGTACAGAAACAACAGGTATTGGTTTGATTGTATTATCTGTTGCAGGTAGTTCTTCTGGTTCAAGAACTTCAAATTCTTTAACTGTTGGTGGTGTTAGTGCAACCCTTATTGACCAACAATCAGTAGCAAGAGGTGGTGGTGGTCATATTCAAAATGCTTTGTATTATATTGTAACAACATCGGCGACAAATATTTTGTCAACTACTTGGAGTAATACAATGGAGAATACAAACATTGCTTGGTGGAGAATTGAAAATTATAATCAAACAACACCGATTTATAGTGGAAAAACAAGTACTACATCGGCGTCAACAGGTTTGTCATTAACAACAACTTCTTTAAATAATAATGCTATTGGTATTGCAACATCCACTGTTGGTGACCAAAATATATCAGTTACTTGGACAAATGCCACTGAAAGATATGATGGACTTATTGAGGCACCAATTCGTATTTCTGGTGCTGATTTTAAAACAACTTCAGTTGGAACAAGAACCGTATCTACATCACATACATCTACGACTCAAGGTGATATTTTAATAATGGGTGTTTGGAGATGATAAACATTCAATCTATTCAATTATGTAAAAATACCTACGATGAGTTAATATCAAAGGAGGGTGAATTAAAAGAAGAAGAAATTGAGTTTGTCAAAAAATTACATGAAGTGGTATTTGAATACAAAGAAGTTAATTTTAAAAAGATAGTGGACGATATAACAAAGTTATCAACAAACAAAGTAACAATTAAAAGATAATGGGAAGAGTATTTTTACGTAAAGAATTTTCAGGATATCTCGGTGAGAACCGTTCGATATTGGATATCAACGCATCGTTTATTCCAAATACTCCAACTCCAACGCCAAGTCCCACTAAAACAAATACTCCTACCCCAAGTGTAACGAGAACAAATACTCCTACCCCAAGTATAACCCAAACACAGACACCAACGGTGACCCCTACGATGACTCCGACTCCGAGTTCAACACCAAGTAGTATTAACTTCTGTATTGGAAATGGATTTGATGACTACACTTATTCAGTAGTTGGTGATGGTTCAAATATTTTGGTTGCGGGAGTATTCAATTATTATAAGAATTTCTTGTCACCTGGTGTGGTTAAATTAGATAGAATTACAGGTAATGTTGACACAGGATTTACAAGTCCTTATGGTATTTCAACAATAATATATGTTGCTAAACCATCAAGTTATTATTCAGGAAAAACTTATGTAGGGGGTAATACGGTTTTGGGTACATTTTCTCCACCATTCCAAAGATTAAATAGTGATGGAAGTGTTGATACTACATTCTCGGGTATAACAACTATGACTGGTGCTGTGAATGATTTTGTTGAATTAAGTGATGGTTCACTAATTTTAATTGGAACATTTACTTCAATAAATGGTACTAACCGTGCAAGAATAGCCAAGTTAAACACAGATGGTAGTTTGAATACTACATTCCAAGTCGGAACTGGATTCAATAGTCCATCAGTTTTTGATATTGAATTATCACTTGATGAGTCAGACGTATTTGTTGGAGGTAATTTTACTGCCTATTCGGGTATATCAACTACAAGATTGGTTAAGATTAACTCCACAACGGGAGTATTGAATACTACCTTTGCCCCCGCAACCTTTAGTGACCAGGTTAGAGGATTGACATTTGACGGAAGTGGTAATTTATGGGCTGTTGGTAATTTCTCAGCATATCCAGGTTCAAGTGGGGGTTCAAACTTTATATGTGCTTTGGAAACAATCTCTGGAACAACAATCCCAACAGCTGATTTTGGAGACGGATTTGAAGACAGCGGATTTGGTATTGAATATGACGCTGTAAATGATAGAATGGTGGTTATCACCCAATCAATACCAGCTACAGAAAATACCAATAAATATCAAAATATCACTTTTTATGGTAGGATTATGTCGGTATTACCTAATGGTGATTTTGATAATACTTTTGGTTCAACTGGAACTACAACCTATGGTTTCAGTAAAGAAATACCAGGATTTCAGGTTTATGATAATGATATTTTTATTGATACAAGTGGTGATATTTTTGTAACTGGAACATTTACAACTTTCTCACAAAACAGATATGATAGATTGATAAAATTGGATGACACTGGTCAGTCCATAACACGAACAAATTGTTAAAATGATATATCTTAACCAACAAGTATCCAACGAACCAGCAGCCACCTGTACAAGAAATTCAACCTTGACAGGTACGACTTATTATTTGTGGTCAATGACACACAAACTCTCTGGTCAACGCAAACAGTTCATACCATACAGAATACCACCTGTGGTGAGTTGGGAGCCGTATTACGATTTATTTGGGGTTGTGGTGTCCAATACTACCCCTGAGTCATTAACTGGTAATACAACACCAACTGAATGTGTGGTTGATTTAATTTGTGGTGAGTGGTATCTTAAGATATACGAACAATTATCACCAACAAATCTAAATCCTGCCCTTGCTTACAATGTGGTTCAAGAGACGATTTTAACTGTGAATTGTTATGAACAAAACACACCTGTATCATACGATGACCAGGATGATGTATTTATAATCTATAACCCCGATAACGAATAAGATATGTTTAAAATTGAAAAAATAGATTTCTCCGCTGGTGATTGGTCCTCAAGATTTTTAGAAAAAGTCGCAAAAGGGATTCCTTTTGTATCTTGGGGTCTTGATAACATGGAAATCGAAAGATGGTTGGACTACGTTGATTTTAGTCCAATTCACAAAGCCTGTATTTCTACGAAGGTAGATAATCTTGTTGGTAAAGGTTTTACCAATGACTATAAAATTAACTCAAAACAATCCTTAAACGACATCTCAAAACAAATCTTTTGGGAGTTTATGGTCAGTGGTAACTTGTTCTTGGAAATTGTATGGAGAAAAGACAGACAAGGGATATCGGGTTTCCATGTCATTCCATCGAAATACATGAGAGCAAAACGTCCTGATGATTCTGAACTAATTTCAAACAAATGGTTGTATTGTCATGATTGGGCTAATTGGAAAAAAGCAGGTATTATTGAGTTCAGTGAATTTGACCCAAATGATTTTACATCAAGACAGATAATTCACATTCGTCAGTATCAACCTGGTTACATTTTTTACGGTGTTCCACAGTACTTGTCAGCATTGTTGGATGTAAGACTATCACACGCAATTTCTGAGTATAATTTGGCATCTATTCTTAATTCAGGTTCACCATCATTATGGGTACACTTGCCACAAAATGTTGATTCACAAAATGAACAAGAAGACATCTTACGTAGATTGGAAGAAAGATACAGAGGACCTCAGGGTGCTGGTAGAATCGTATTGTCAATGGGAGACCCTGAAGAAAAACCAGAGATTACCCAAATCCAATCAAACCTTCAACAAGGTATGTTCTCTGAAATCTTTGCTTTGGTAAGAGAAAACATCTTATCAGGTCATCAGATTCCTGACCCATCGTTGATTGGTTTACCGTCCCCATCAGGATTTTCATCTCAAGCCGAGCAGTTGAAGACAGCTCATCAACTATTTATGAATACAACCATCAAACCGATGCAAGAGTTCATCATACGTGAATTAACACCTGTGGTTCAACTGTTGTATCCTGGTGAAGAAGTTGTATTAACAATAGAACAGAATC